AAAGCCTGACATATCATGTCGTGCCTTGCCCTTTGCTTTTAGACCAACAATAACATTGTCTTTGTCTAAAAATCTTAAATCTGTTTCATCTCCATTGACTACTTCTCTACCCTTAAAATAGATAGGAAATGCTCCATTAAATACTACTGCTATGTTGTATGCAATCTTATCAAACAAACTAGCATACTTGTCATTCGCTTCTGAATAACTCCAAGTCAAATGATAGTTCTTGATATGAGATACTTTTCTTGTAGGTATCTTGGTGTAGTCATAGAACTGTATATCTGGGAAGTGTTCAAACATATTCTTGCCCTTGTATAGTTTGTTCTCCCATTGTATATCACTTGTGCCATTCAATCTAAATGCTGGTGTTATATCTTTCTTATCACAATAGTTTATAAACTTTGTAATCTCTGTATATAATAGTTCCATGAAGTTATCATAGTCATCTAAAAACATATCAGTTCTACGCTGTCTAGCGTCTTGTATTCTATTGGTATTTTCTCCCTTCTTAAAAATACCACCTCTCCCTGCTGTGTTAAGACACGCAGTTTTACAAGACGCTATATCCTGATACGGACATATCCTAGTGCTAACAGGTCTCAAATGCATGATAGCTGTAAGTATATTGTTATACTTCTTGAAACCTTTTATAGTCTTTGGATTATTGACTGTAAGTAATTTATACATAGTATCTCCTAATGTAGTTCATCTTCTATTATTTCTATACACTTGTTAAGTTTATCACTATAACATTGTAGTTTTAAAAAAGCACACTCATCATCATAATGATTTATTCTATTTACAAGAATACTTTTTGCTTTATATAATATTTCTAAATCTTGTTTAGCTTTATCTTTAGTTTGCTTATCAAGTTTATCTATCCAATATGTCATATTATATCTCCTTGTGTAATGCTTGTATAAAACATAATAATATGTCTTGTAATTCTTCCACAGTTAATTTATTTTCTTTAAGATAGTCAATAATATTGCCATGCCCAGCATAATTATTATCTCTATCTTCTGTAAGATTAAATATTTCACTATTATATTCAATAGTATCTCTTAATCTATCATCAATAATTTCTACAACTTCTTTATATATATCTATCATATTTACCCCCAATGTATTCTAGTTAATAAATCTAATTTCTTTTGATGTGCTTCTGATACTTCTAGTTCTTCTGGCATATCATCTGGATATAATACATATTGTATTTCACTAACATATACACTACCCATATCTCCAAAATACCCATTCTTTTCTTCTATATGCACCATTCTAGTTATACCTTTCATGTTATCCATGATAGTAGCAAATCTAGGTAAGTTTGAAATAGTAGGTATAGGTGTTAGTTGAACTTTCATACCTTTTCTTAATTCATTATGTGTCATATTATCTCCTTATGCAAATTTTCTAATTAATTTTTCAATCATTTGTTTAGGATTAAAATCTCCAGACATACCTGCAAATCTAACTTCTTCAGTAATTTCTTGTCTAATTGAATAATCCATATGACCAAACCTTACATCTATGCTAGGTCTATTACTTTGATAATTTTCATCTACTATGCCGTCATTATATGATTCATAGCCTTGTTCTTCATTAAATCTTTCAACTCTTTCATGAAGGTCATCTCTTGCAGAATTTAATTTTCTTCTAGCTTTTTCAAGTTTATCATATTCTTTTTGATGTTTTGTAGTTTCAGCAAGAAACTCTTTCCATTCTGGTTGAGATTTAATATCTTTCTCATAAGCTTCTCTTCTTACTTGTTCTACACTTTTGACAACCTTATTTATAATTAAGTCTTGGTCGCATATTCTCATTTGTTTTGCCATAATATATCTCCTTTATAATAGCTGTTAATAAAAATAATCCATGTTAATACGAGTTCATGTATTGTAATAACTCATGACTGTTGATTTACATAACATGGATTACAAGGCAGTTTTTTCAGCAGGTCTGCCAACTTCTATAACTATCTTCCAGTTTGGTTTTACTAAAAAGTTTACCTCGTTGGTTAGAAGTTAAATCCAAATATTCTTTTGAATGCTAATCCTATTCTTGCTAATAAACCATTAGTCATAAAAGACTCGTATCTGGCTAATTTATTGAAAGTGTCTTGCACATCAATATTATCAGCTACTTCAAGTATTTGCATACCTTTGTTGTCCTTACCAAGTGGTGTAGGTCTTACAAAGTATAATGGTCTAGTTGGATTACTTTTCTGACTATAAATAGATACTTTACCACCATGATAACCTAAAAAGGTATCTCCTGTTTGTATATCATATCTTCTTTTATTAGCCCTCACTCTCATTATATTAACACCTAAAGTATTTGCTCTAGCCCAAAGACTTCTAATACTAGGTGGTGCTTTTTCTATTGATACTACAGTTGCAGTATCTCTTTTTCCATATACAATTTTACTCATATTTTTATCTCCATTCTTTATTATTATAAACTAATTTACCTGCCTCTTTATTATCAAGAAATAAATTAATTTGTGTTTTGGTAGCAATTTTTCTACCTATTTCATAATTATATTCTTCATTATGAATTACTAAATCCCTAACTGAAAAACCTCTATGGTCTTTTCTTTTAAGAACTTCTATTTTAGTCACATTGTGAAAACTTACATCTGCCATTTTAATATACCTCCCTTGTTAATTTGACATCTAATACATAACCTTCTTTCATTTGATTAATTTCATCTTTTAATCCTTGAAAGTCAGCTTCTAAATCAGTTCTGATGTTATCTGTTGCATATTCAAAATCATCTGCTCTTGATTCAAATTCAGAAACTTGTGATTCTAAATCTTCTGCAAGATATTTAGTATCATCATACTGCGATTCTAAATATTCTAAATCATCTCTTAATTGATTTATTTCAGCTAATAAACATTTTCTTAAATCACTCAATCCAAGTAATGTAATTAGTTTTTGTTTTATATATTCCATATAGCCCTCCTTTAAGTTTATGGTTTAATAAAAATGAATAGTTTTACAACATATTCAGGTTGGTTAGTTTAAATAGTTTTACAACATATTGAAAGGTTGGTTAGTTAAAAGGCAGTTTTAGTGATACCTAGCACTACTACTTTTACCCTTTAAAAATAGTAAAATTGGTAATAGTTTCTTGTCGTTCTGGTCGCTAATTATACCAAATTTTTGTGCTGATGTCAACACAACTTATAAGTAAAGATTAGCATACTTAAAACGAATGCACAGTCCAAACAGTTCCCATTTCCATTGTAATAGGCGACAAGTAATCAAAAGTAGATTTAACAAAGACATGCTTTTTATTATTTCTGTGTCTGTATATAATAGACCTGTCTTCTTTGAAAGCATTTCTGCCTTTGTAAACATACCCTAACTCATTGATATATCGTTCCATTTTCTCAAAGTCATTGAACCTTGTCAAAGGAATTTTACTATCTTTGATAGTTTGCATATTGCTTTTTCCATTTGGATTTTTACATTTAGTTTTCATAGTATCTCCATGTTTTTAAAGTTTAACAAGGCTTGGTTGTTGCCTCGCTGAACGCATAAAAGATTGCCAGAAACCGAGCAGAAAGTCAAGCATTGTTCCCAAAAGCTTAAGGATAAAAGAAGAAGCTTAACTTAAAGTTTGCTAGGTATTAAACACAACCTTAAAATATAAAATAATTTTAAATTCTTTCAACAATTTAATACAAAAATTCACATAAAATTCACAAAATTGTCACATAAAATTAACAAAATGTTTCATAATTGTCACATAATTGACACAAAGTTCACATAATTGATACATTCGCCCTCAACCTCCTGCCCCCCATTTTATTTATTTTGGGGCTATTATTTAATTAAGTAACTAAATTTAATTAAGTAACTTAAAATTGGTGGTGGTCTAGGCATACCCATATAAAAAGCCGAAGAGTTATAAAAAGCAAGATTAAACATCTAAATATTAAAAGAGTATAGACATAAAAAAACTCTATGACTTTAAAAGCCATAGAGTTTTAAGACTTTAGCTATCTTGTTGTTCTAGATAAAGTTTGATTTTGTCGAAGTAGACTTTGGGCAAAGTTTTACCTTTAAGCAGAGAATCAGCTTTTTTGAAAGTAAGTCTGTTCTCTTTAGCCAAACCATACATGCAACCTGTGATTTGCTTTTGAAGTCTCCAGTTCATGACTGAACCCTTTTTAGCAAACTTTAACCCAATGGCTCTGCATTGTGGGAAACTTGCTGGTTGAGCATGTCTATCTTTGTCAAAGTCGTTTATATTAAATGTATTTTCCATATTTCTAGCCCTCGCTTTTTGGAAGTTTATATAACATTGCAATGTAGTCTTGCAACAATGAGAAGTCAGAGCCATTGTTGACTCTGATTTTTACTGCGTGAATACCACTATGAAAAAGGTCAAGTGTGTATTGCTTTGCAGAAAAAAGGTTAGCGAAACTTAAAGTTTCATTGTTTGTGTAGCTTATTAGTATCATAATATTCTCCTTGTGCATTTCCTAAACATATTTAGGTTTAAAAAATCAAGAGAAGTTGCGAGGGACGAGTATACTCTTGAATTTTTAGGGCAAATATGTGGAAATGATGAAGCAAGGAGAATATATATGAGAGTTATAAGGTTCACAAACACATGAAAGTTTCTAGTTGAACTTCCTTTTTACCAAAAGCAAGAGGGTTACACACTTGGCAAGACATTAGTGGTATTCATGGGAAAAGTAAAAATCAGACTGACAACAATAGGCTCTGGGTTTTTGTTGTTGGAAGGCTTTACTTGCAATAGTTGTATAGACTTTCGAGAAGCAGGGCTATAGTAATATGAGGAAATATATTTGGTATAAAGGACTTATAGCACAAATATAGACATGTGTAAACCAG